AAAGCTTCGTTCGCAAGGGCAGTCAGGTCGAAAAATAGAAGTGTGTAACTCGAAAAAATCAGAGAATAATCTGAAGAACTTTTCTGACCTTTCTCTGATTTCTAAATACTTGTAATGTGACAACTTTAAAATTTCACCAGCTTCCCATGAGGATTTGCTTTCTGATAACTGAAGGAATAAGGACTGCCTTTCTATTTCGTTTAAACAGTCCCAAGCTTTCTTCTGAGCATCATTCATAATTAATTCCTCCTAAAATCCATTATTCTATCTATTGATTCACTTGTTATCTCATTTGGGTCATAATCTTGGGAGTTAGCATATAACTTATCTGGGTCATAATTCTGGTACACGCTATAGATTACGTTATCAAAGGGTAACCATATTTCCATTTTACCCATTTCCGGATATAAAAGAAGTTGTACCATTTTATTTATGTGGTCTATACCCAATACCGTAGCATCTATTCCTTCATAAGGATAGCCTTTTAGTACTAAATAATCGCCTATCTTAACATTCATCAAATCGTCTACAGAATATTTCTTTCCTTCTTTTGCCATTCTCTTAAACCTTTTAACATCCTTTCTGGTGCATGTAGCTACCAATGAGAAATCATCAAAGTCTTCAGAGTTATCTATTCTAGCTTTCTTCTTTCTTTCATGAAGAGTCTCTGTAGACTTTAACCAAGTTCTTATACCTGATATACTTCTCTTCAATTTGTTTAGAAAAGGTCTAGAGTACGCTAACTCTGTAGGCATCTTGATAAAACCATAATTGAATAAGATTGGTACTTCTTCGAATATCATCTTACCCTTTGCGGTTTTCTTTAAAACGTTTATTGTAGGGATAATGGCACGTACTTTTTTATATCCCTTTTCTTTAAGTTCTTTATTAATGTTCTGATAATACTTTCGTTCTATGTAGAAGATACAATAAGAATAAGGGATACGTTTCATATTATTTCTTTTTAATGATTAGCTTAGCTTGCTTATGAATTAACTTATAAGGTACTTTTAATACTTCACTAGCCATAAATACCATAAGAGTATTCCCGGGTACTTGAATATACATTACTTTAGTAACATATTCTGCAATGATATCTCCCAGTTTTACTCCAACTACGAAGAAAAATTCATTTGCAGGCATAGAATTATACCTCATACATAGAATAGGTACTTTATTTGCCCTTTTAGCATCCTTGCTTGCTTGTTCCCAGAATCTTAATATATCACAACCCTTATTGCCAAGCAATATATGTTCAAATTTAATTTCTTTGTAGCTTTTACATTCTACGGATATCTTACACCTGTGAGCATGTCTTTCATCTACACAAGTAATATCAGAAGCAGCATCCTTGTTAGAATGCCAAGCCCCTGACATTGGAACTCTATTCCAAGTATAAGCGGTCCATTTAGTAAACCACTTAGACATTTTTAATTCAAATCTTGAGCCTTTTTTCTTACTATTCATGATGTATTATATTTTATATCATTATAGTAGTTGGTACCTACTCAGGCCATTCACCTTTTCAACTTGCAGGATTTTAGTATTAGATAATGGAAGTGAATCTAAATGGGTAATTAGGAATAGGGTCTTATTTGCAAAAGTATGCCTGATTAAGGATGTAACCACCTCTACATTATCTGAGCTTAAAGATTCAAATACTTCATCTAAGAAGGCTAGATTAATCCCTTTGGAAGCAGTTAGAGATTCGTTCATAGCAAATGCCATTGCAACATTACAAAGTTGTCGTTCTCCTCCAGATAATTCATTGTAATCAATAATTTGTCCATCCCTTTCAATTAAAGTATAAAAGTCTTTTCTAATAGTACCCAAATCTATACCAAATTCAATCCTGAATCCCAATACTTGAGAATATTTATCAAGTGTTCTATTTAACATATCCAGAGATGAATCAAACAGATAAGCCTTGATTCCATTATTACCAAGTGGGTCATTAAGTAACCAATCGTAATTCTTTAACTCTAATTCCTTATTATGGTAATCCTCGTCTACCTTACGAAGATTCTTTCTAATTTCCTTAAGTTTCTCTTTATACTTAGGAGACATAACCTTAAGCTTCTCTCGTTTTAGCTTTTCCAAATCCTCGTCAATAGAGGCAATATCTGAAGCAATATCATCACATTCTTTTTGAAGTCTCTTATACTTCTCATTCGTAGTTCTCAACTCATCCAACCTACCCAAAGCATCTTCATACTCTTCCTGGAGTTTATCCGAATTTATGATTGCTTTATAGATAATATCTACGCTCTCTTTCGCACGTTTGTAGTGGCCTTTATCTAACTGTATCTTGAGTTTCTTTACAAAATCTGGTAATGATACTCCAGATACTATACGGTTATATTTTATCTTGGATTTAAGACCATCTACATAATCTGTATGTTTCTTAATCTTAACTTTAAGACTCTGCTCTACCTCGTCCTTAAGTTGTTGCTGCTTTTTAATAAGTTGCTTAGTTAGGTCCTCCCTATCTTTCTTTAATTCTCTACGTTCTGACTTTATTTTTTCTTTGAAACCTTTCTCTCTATCACGTAAATCAAAGTAAGCTTCCTTATTTGCTTCAAGTTCTTTCTTTAATAAAGCAGATTGGTGTTCTACTTCGTTTGCCTGAGCTAATAGGTTATTTTTATCCTGCATAGCTATACCTTTGGCAATGTTAAGAAATTCTAAATCAAATACTTCTTCGAATATCTTCTTCTTATCTGAATTAGATTCTTGTATCAATCTTTTAATACCCTGCCCAAACATAATGGAGTTCATGAATAGAGTATAGGATAAACCAAGTTCTGCATTAATGGCATCTTGGAGTTTATTCTTACCTTTTACATTCACTACCTCATTATCTTTCATAAGGATAAGTCTATCTTTACCCTTAGCTCCATCCTCAAGAACTATGTTACATTTCTGACATCGGATAATTTTATAAATATGTTCTCCTTTTTGAAAGAATACCTCTACCATTACTCCCTGGTAATCTTTTGGTCTTACCTTTTCCCAGGTAGTTACTTCTGATACCCCTTTTAGGTTTTTACCATATATTGCCCATACCAATGCCGATAAGATGGTTGACTTACCTTTTCCATTTGGTGCCTTGATAAGTATGGTACAACTTGGATTTAAAGGTATATGTAGGTTTTCTATTGAACAGAATCCTACTACGTTCATTGTTGTAAATGTTAACATGATTCAGCTTTTTTAAGTATGTCAATCAGTAGTTCTTTCTTATCTTGTTCAGTTATACCTTTTTCCTTAAGATACTTCCTTGCTAGAGCTTTCTTAGAAAGTTGCTTAGTAATTTTATGGTTAGTATTTACTAAGTTACTAGTTTTCTTAGGTAAAACGGTATAATAATTGCCATCATCCTTAATACCCTCTTCGGATTCTACATCTACGAATTTAGGGAATTGCTTAAGGTGTACGAATTGCATTGATAAGTCTGAATAAATCTTCCAATATCCTAACTTACAACCTCTATCGGTTCGCCTTTGATGATTAGGTGCACCTATCATATAAACCTTCTTTGATAGTCTTTGAGGTTTATGTATATGACCACATAATACCAAATCAAATCGATTCAAGATATTTACATTGAGATTTTCTACAGAATCAACTTCCCTACCGTCGGTATCCTTTGCTCCAGGATAGTCAGTATGAAGAAGAAGTATGTTCTTTACATTCTTATCTAATTTAAGTTTCTTAAGATATTCACTTAGTCCCACATTATTATCAATATATGGAACTCCATAAATGTGGTAATCTCCATAAGAACACCATTTGATTCTAGTTAGATTAACACAGCTCATAAAATTCTTATGAAATACAAAAGGCCATCCCTTAGTTATCCTATCAATCCTATTTACGGATTTCAAATCATGATTCCCGTCTATATAAATCATTTTGAATTTTGGATAGTTACTCTCTAACCTATCAAACTGTTCAGCAATGAATATTGCTAAATCTTGGTCAATTGATTCTGGCTTATGAAATAAATCTCCACAAAACAAAGCAGGACATTTGTACTTTTCACATTGACCTGCAATAACGTCAAGGACCTTGATACTATTCAAGGTCCTATTGTTGTTCTCATTGAATTTTGCCCATAAATTGATGTGCAAATCCGAGAATGCTATAAATACTACTTCTTTACTCATGAAGAAAATCAATAATAAGTTTCTTACGAATATCCAAATTAGCTTCTCTTATACAGAGAACTTTAGTTTCACCATATATGGATTTGATTACTCCCTCTGTTGCACCGTATTCCAAGAGTTGATTCTTAAAAATGTTCTTATAAATAGAAGATATTTCCTTAGTAGGTAAGAATCCCCACAAGTTCAATACGTTATCCATTATAGAAGATATTAAGAACTGGAAGTAATTGTTATCTATTCGTTTACCATTATCTTCCATAACCCATTCCTTTACCATGGCAGTAGTAAAGTCTAATAGGATAAGATGAGTACATTGTTGATTGAGTAACATCTTGCAAGTTTCGAAAAAGTGTTCCATTTCACATTTAGGAACATTCTTGGCTTGCTTGTAATAGAAATAGGCAGCTAAATCAAGATAGCTTCTATCTGTAACAAATCTATCCCTATCTCTGAACATTTTGTTTCTTAGGTTCATTACCTGAAAATCTTCGAGTAACAAATCCTTTGAATCCCTTTCTAACATCTCTTTATGAGACATATCCTTTGTTTTAGGTATTAAGTCTGATACACTACCAGATATAAAATCCAATACTGGAGGGTATTCTGTTACATCAAACTTAATCATCCCGGGAACTTCTTTTGCTAAAGTGGTTTTCCCAACTCCACTTGCACCTGCAAACATTATTTTCATTCGGATAACTCTTTAAATGGTTTAATAAATTCTTTAGTTAGGAACGAAGCAAGAGAATACTCTATGCACAGTTTCCTAAATTTATCATAGTTGAAAGTCTTCTTTCTCTTGAGAGGTATCTTATCTAAAGGGACATTACCTACAAACCAGAATAAATCAATCAACTTACGATTCCTTTCCCAAGCTTCTTGGTACTCTTTATTAGGTTTAGCTTCCAGATATTTGTAGATTGATTTATACTCATCTAATATCTTTCTTGCAGTTACTGGACCTATACCCTTAAAACCTGGAATATCATCGGAAGTATCACCCACCATTGCAAGGTATTCAACGGTCTCATGTGAATGATAACCAAATAACTCTTTACAATTACCCATTCGAATAACTTCATCCTTTCTTGGATTTAATATCCTAACGTTCTTGTTTAGAAGTTGATTAAAATCCTTATCTGATGATACCAAGATTACATTATCCGAACGATAAGTATTAATAATTAGGTATGCTAAGAAATCATCTCCCTCATATTGAGTTTTATTCCTTTTATCAAATATATAAGAAATTCTTAGCATACCTAATATCTTCATTATGATTGCCTTTTGTATTTGCAAGGATTCATAATCAACCGATATATTTTTTCTGTGTCCCTTATAGTTAGGCAATAACTTATCCCTTACTGGTGAATGACCATTATCAAAGGTTATAACTACTTCGTTTGGTTCAAACCTTGTAAGATACATGTGAAGTGATTTGAAAAATCCAAATATTGCTCCACTTGGTTTACCGTCTGTGGATTTAAGTTTCTCGAACTTGTGAAAAGATTGATGGAGAATGTTCTCTCCATCAATCAATAATACTGTTTTCTTACTCATCGTCTTCCTCCTCGTCATCTGACTCGTTAAATGATTCATATTCTACTCCATCTACTGGATATAAATTAGTAGTCAATGCTACTATCTTCTTTCTAGTTGTACCGATAGTATTTATCTCAGCCTTCTTTAATAGTTTACGACGAAGTTCATCATCCTCTTCCAAAAGCTTTTGGAATTTCTCTTCACCTCTTGCAAGAGTTTTTCCTTTGAACTTATATACTCCACCTGAAGATTTTTCTATGATATCATTTTCTACCAATACATCCTCAAGAGCATAGCATCTATCAAAACCTATTTCATGGAACTTAGGATTGAAGTAAACTGGGCACTTACTGATTGTAGGTCTTGGAGGAGCAACTTTATTTTTAATAAGTCGGATTGTGACCAATTTACCAGCTTTCCGTTCTTTACCTTTCTGTTTAACAGTGATAGACTTGCCTGAGTAAAAGGCAGCTCTGATTGAAGCGTAGAACTTAAGTGCTGCACCTCCTGTAGTAGTTGTGTTATCTTTTCCAAATCCGACATTTAAAGCAGTTCTTAATTGGTTAATGTAAATCTGTGTAACTCCTAATCTATAGAATAATTCACTTCTGATACGGAAGTATTTATAAAGAGCTTTTGCTCTACCTCCCATTTCAGCCTTACCCTCTACCATTTTAGAATCTATGTTATCTGCACAATCCATAGCAGCAATAGAATCTATCACTAAGAGAATCGGTTCATTATTAGTTAATTGAGAACGTAAGTAAATTGCTAAATCTGCTACTGCGTCAGAAATATACTCTATACGAGTATCGGTTAATACTGTAACCTTTTCTGGGTCTACTCCATTAGCTTCTGCCCAAGAGTTCATCCAAGACTGTTCGGCATCTACCCATATAACATGCCCACCAAGTTGTTGACAAGTATATGCAAAGTTATATGCAATAAGGGATTTACCAGAGGATTCTTCTCCAGCTACTTCAAGTACTTTACCAAATGGTATACCACCACCAAATGTATAGTTGAGAGCAAAAAAAGTAGAAGGTAACCATAAGTTTGATTCCACTGTATCTGAAGCCAATCTCATGATACTACCATATTTCTTTAGTATCTCATTTTTTGTTGGTACCTTTAAACCAACTTTTGTTTTCTTTGCCATAATGTAATGTATTTAGACTAAAGAAGGTGATAACTGAACGAATCTAATTACCACCTTCGAATGAAACCATATGTTTAACTAACCTTTAAATATCTGATTTGTAACGTTTCTTCTTTTTCTTTTTGGGTTCATCATCCTCCATATAATGGTCTCTGTGAATCCCTTTCTTTTTTGCCTTTTTCTTTGGTTTGTCATCCTCGTCATCGTCTCCTCCAGGGTCTTCATTCAAGAACTTAGCAAGAAGTTCTTCCAGTTCATCATATGATTTGATTTGAGAACGAACTATACCTTCAAGGTCTACAGTACCTTGATATTTCTTATCCAATTTAGTTGGTTTACAAGCACGAGCAGAATAAGTTGTATCAAGCTTACCAGAACCAGAACGAATAATTTTGATATCATACCCATTTCTTGGGTCTGTCATATCACCAGCTTCATCCTCATCAAGGTATAAGTCGATAATATCTTGATAAACAGAGCGTGGAACTAGAACTCCCTTATCTTTACCTTCGTAATCGAATTTAGTTCCCTTTTCATCTGCATATACCGGACCACCGATAACATATCTTCTTCTTGGTACAAGGGTTTTTGCAAGTTCCTTGTCATCCTCATCCTTTGAGTTTTTCAATTCCTGGTATTTTTCCATGAAAGGACATGGTTCATCAAAAGTAGCCGGAGATATTACTCCCCCCAAATTACCTCCAAGATAGAACTGAACAATTTCGATTCCCAATTCCTGGTCATCTCCCGGAGATTTGATTCTCATACGTAAAGTACCTTCTTTAGGGAATACCAAACCATTTCCGTTTCCCTTAGATTCTAACTGTTTCTTTCTAGCTAGCATCTTTTCCTTTGTAGAAAGTCCATCTGATGAAACTTTCTTCTTTTTCTTTTTGTCAAGTGCCATATTAATCGTTATTATTTGGTTCTGAGTAAATTATCTCATTCATACTCAACACCGTTAAAGTGTTCTTTTCCAAAAGTTGTTGTAAGCCTGGGGTAAGCTTGTCTGTTTCAAATTCCAGTTCCTTACCGGCATACAAACCATAGGTAACTATTCTACCTACTTGCACCAAATCCCGGTAAGTTCTATACTCTTCGGTAATCTCCCCGAGTTTAACTATAACTCCCTTACGAGGAACTCCCTCTTTTACTTGTTCCGGGATAAAGAGTCCGGATTTTGTTTGATTTACCTCTTTTGGAGATAAAATCAATACCCGGTTCTCTGTTGGACTACCAGGCAATTCTTCATTAAATTTCTGAGCTACTGCTACAGATACGAAAGTCA